AAGAACTTAGGAATCAAATACCATCACAGTTCGCTGAGGCTGAAAAAAATTTACTGGCCATCATAAACAACAACAACATGAACAACATCACTGTCATAGGTGTGACCAGTTCAGGCAGTGGTTACACCACCTATGTCCCGCAACTCCAAATAGGCAGCTCTTACTTCTGCATCAATGAAGGTAAAGCAACTTTAGCAGTTTGCGTGCCAGAAGAGACTTACGGGGCTGTGCTAGCATCTACCAGTAAATTGAATGGGCCCGTCTATAAATTACATACCAGAATCTTTTCGATCGACGTTGGTGCCAAACCCGGGGGCGGTGGAGTGAGCACCGGTACATCATTCAACGAAGAGACTAGGCTAGACCTGCACAGGACAGGTCTGATCAGTACCCTCAAAAAGATTAAAGGTGCCGAATGTTATCTAACAATTAACGATGGCATACCACATCACAACAGACACAGTTGGGATGGATATGAATTCTACAACATTGTCGATCAGTTTGGCACCAGGTTGAACGACAGAATCTTGGAATGGGTAAGGAAAGATTTACACATAATAGGCACCGGATGGAACCACGGAGAGGCCGTGTACATACCCTTGGGTGATAACCAAAAATTATTGGAATTACTCAAGTTAGCTGGTGCTTTTAGTGGCAATTATGGAGTGTACATCAGAGTTGAACAAGATGACATAGGGTATGTGAAAGAACTGATTCAAAACTCTATGAGCCGAGTAGGAAAAATTTATAACTCCTTTGGCGCCTCCAACCATCAGCTAAATGGGATCGACAGCGCCGAGTTAGCTTTAATAACTGATGGGCTTATACAAGCACGCCAACCCCATGAACTGGAACAAATTGACGCCAGGCAATTACTTGAGTTATGTTTGATGGGCTCCACTTCATCTCACCAAAGTACATTGGTAATACATGATGGGACAATCTCACAATATAATACACCATCACTAACTATGTCGAAATTACGCAAAGTGTTAGGTAGTAGCAGAACAGCAGCAATGAGGTTCACTGACATCAAAACAGCAGCTGACCAGCCCTGTGATCCAACGACTCCAGTAATCTGGGTGACAAAGTATGAAAATAAAGTAGACGAAACAACCTTCCGATTGGATGATGAACTTTGGGAAGCAGTCACACAGATGTCGCTGAAAATTAACACCCATGTGTGGCAAGGACTATGTGTAGATGGAGATAGTGGGCTGCCGTATGGTGATAGCAAACTTGGGCACATCAGAGAAAACTACACCACTGACGACACAGCCAGTTGGACCATTACTGACAACGACACTGTGACGGCATCAAGAGGCATAATCCAAATCAAAGGTGGTGAGCTAACAAATGAGTTGGTAATGTTCTCGGAAACAAAAG